TCAACTGATTACTTGCATCGCTTGTTTTTGATTTTTCAATTTTATTTTCTATGGATTCAGTAATCGATTTTTTATTAGCTAACTCACTAATTATGGTTTTGTAAACTGCTTTTGATTCTTTTAATGTTTTTACTTCATCAAATCGTTGCATAATCATCTTCTTTTCTTCCTTAGAGGTTGAATGTTCAGTGATTATTTTAACCATATAAGTTAAGTTAGTATTGTAAACTACTGATTCAGCTAACATTTTCTTAAACTGACTAAGGGCATTTTTGATTTCCTTGTTTTCAGTTTGAAGTTTTTTAGCTACATTTAACAGTTCGTTAAACTTTTGTTTGGAAACAGATTCATCAGCTCTACCGATAGGAGCGGTATGATACTCTTTCTTTCCTTCAGGTCTAATACGATTCGCATGTAAATCAGCTAATGCACGAGATTTATTTTCTTCAATTTCTTCATCTTCTGAATTTTCATCTTCTTCGCTTTCCATTACATGTTCAGCGTGGCCATCTTTTCCGTCATTTGGATTATCTTCATCAAATCCACCTTTTAAATTATCACCAGATGTTTTGGAATCAACAGGAGCTTTTTGACCATCAATTTTACCTTTATTAGGAGTAGTGGTTTCTTTAGCTTCTGTATCATGGCCTTGACCTCTTACTATGTCTTCATCCAATGTAATTTCATAAACAGGTTCTACGCTTTCATCTTCGATATCAGTTTCTGGTTCATCTTCATCATCCATTTCTGGTTCATCTTCAATTTCAATTTCTAAATCATCTTCAGTATCCATTTCTGGTTCATCAAGAGTATCGTCTTCTCTTCTTACTTTGCCATCATTAACCTTAACGATATATTCATTACCGCTATCTGGGTCTTTGACGTTAACTTCTTTGTCTGATACTACCTCGATTTCATCGTCAGCTGAAAGTTTTTTGAAAACTTTAATTACTTCTTCATCTGATGCTGCTGTTAAATCTAACTCATCATAATCCATTTCTGCTTCTGTTTTTTCTTCATCATCACTTACTGGAAGTGTAGCAGGATTGTCTTTTTCATTTTCTTCTTCACTGTCTAGTTCTCCAGTTTCAATTTTTTCAGTGTCATTATCATCAGCATCATTAGACGTAATGTCTTCTTCTTCGTAACCCTGTTCGTTGATTACATGTTCTTTTATAAGTTCTTCAATTTCTTCCTTCATTGTAGAACGAAGTATTTCTTTTGTGTTTTTCTTTAAAGCTTCTTGAATCACATTAATATCAAGTAAAGCTTCTTCCACGATTGATTTTTTTTCTTTATCTGCCATTGTCAAATAGTTCAATAAAAGATTATTCTTTGTTAATAAATATATGCTTAAAATGAAAAAATTAATTATCTGATAAAAAATGTTTTACATTTTAAGCTTATTTTTACATTTTTTTTATTAAATCTTATTTAAATGCTAAAAAAACGCGGATTGTATCATGATAAAAATTTATTTAATTTATCAATTAAAATAGGCTTTTTATTTATTTTGCTTTCAGAAAATCCCCTCATATCTTCTTTTTTATTAAAAATCCATGAACCTGGTGTACTTGGACTTGTAACAATATCCCAACAAATTAATTCAAAATCATCTTGTACGATATGTTTACCTGCAACTTCTTCTAATGAACCAACACCTCTAGATGAAACACCTACCATGATTCCTTTTCTAAGAAGATTTGCAATTTGGTCACCTTGACAAGAAATAATTCCTTGATTGATGAAACCTGGAGACATTATAATTTCTAATTTACCTAACAATGTTTTACCTTCCCACCATGTTTCTAAAATATTGTGTGAAATTCTATCGTTAGATATAATTGAAGTTTCTGGATGGTCACTATTATGTGTCCAAGATATTTTCCCATTATATCGCATTAACCAGGTACCATTTGGTACAGTTACACAATACACATTTTCATTAAAAGGTACTAATTCTGTTTTTATATATCTAGTATCCATATAAATTCCTTTAGATGTTCTTTCATGAATTAAATGTAATGGTTTACTATTTTCACCTAAAATAATTCGCCCTTCAATTTCTCGGTCAACAGGAGAAATAACATTCATCGTAGCACCATTCCCCAATTTTAACATTATCTCAAAAACATCTTCAGCTAATTTATTTGATGTTGTGAAATATTCTTTTAACAAACTATTTTTCCTATTTTTCCTATTTTTACCATCCCCAATTAATAACCAATCAAGTAAAATATTTAATAAATTTTTAGACCATTCTTTAGCGTAACTTGGAATGTGCTTTTCGTGAGAATTTCCTAACTCAAATAAATATTCATATAGTTTATCATCATAAATATTAAATTGCCTATTACCAGATATAGAATATTTAAAAGGAAGTTTATTAAGAAGATTAATAATTTTTTCTTTTGTTTCTTCTTTTTTTTGCGTAATACAAACTAAATTCTTTTTTTTACCACCTTTACTTCCGCTACAATGTCCTTCGCTCAAAAATATTCCTAAAAATGCAGCCCAATCTTCTGTTTTAATTTTTATATCTGAGTTGGGAATGTTAAAATACTCAGGTTCCTTTCCAATCCAATTGGCGGAATGTTTAATATATGAATGACTAATTTTTGAATCATTATTTATTAATTTATTATATAACTCTTCACCTGTTAAAATATATGGTTTATTATTTCTATCCCATAAAACAATTTTATGTTTTTTAGTAACCATTATATCAAAACTACTATTATTGTATATATGAATCATATCATCATTATACATTTTTTTAGTAGTATTAGTAATTTTTTGAAATTCTAATTGGTCTGAATTAATATTCAATGTTAATATTTCTTCTCCAATAATTGTTTCTTCAATTCGTTTCCAGCCATTTTTAGTAAATATTTCGGTTCCAATTGGAACGCATTCACCTATTGCACGTTTTTCACGAATTAATTGCTGATATTTTTCTACTTCTCTCTTAAGAATAGCTTCTGGATAAATACGCCCATTTCTATTTTCAACACCATATTTTTGTAGAACTGCATAAACTATTAACGGTTCAATCATTATACCCTTACCTTCACCCAATTTTTGCATTTCATTTAAGAATGGTTTATTCCTAATATCATTAGGAGAAATATAACCTGCGTCTTGTTCAATCATAATTCCAAACCCAGTTTGACCTGGTTTTAATATTTTTAACTCATCACTATACATATTACCATTTTCATAATAAATATATGTATATAAATAAAAAACCCCTAACCAAATTGATTAGGGGTTAAATTTATTATAATATTTTATCATCACTCTTTCTTTCTATGAAATTTAAAATACTTATTATCATTTAAATTTTTATTAACTACAACATTTAAAATATTCATTAAAGCTTCATTTAATTCATCTGACATTAGAGCATATTCACTATTTTGATATAATATAATTTCACAATTCATATAACTTCGTTTTCCAAATATAATTCCAGATTGACGCATATCAAAATCCACAATAGTTTTATTTAAATTAAAGATAGAACGATTACCATAATTATATATGTTTTGTTTAATTTGTTTATGAATGTTTTGTATAATTCTGTTGTAATTAAAATTATCATCATCTATAGGGTCTGCCCATCCAGATATATTAATGTATACTGATTTTGGCTTTTTATTGTCCGTTGTACCAAATACAACATTTAAATTCGGAATTACATCTACTTTAAATTCTTTACCACGTTTCATATAAAAAATCCTGATATCATAAATATAATATGAAATCAGGATTTGTCAATAGGATGTTTTTATAAAAATCTTAAGATAAAATATCTTTTAAAAAAATTAATACAACCATTATAGCTTGAACAACCACCCATATCATTAAAGCTTGGGTCCTAAATGTTTTGAGTTTATCGATATCTTTTAGTGTTTCATCTAATAATTTCGGTGATGTAATCTCATCCATTTTCAGTTTCCAATACCTTAATTCTTTTAATTCATTCGTTGATATGACTTGTTGTAATGAACTTTTCCAACTTTTAAGCTCATTAACTGAATCTTTAATACTTTCAAATTTTGTAAGTTTTTCCTCAATATTATTCAATTTATCAGTAGTGACTTCCTGATTTTTAGCTATTGTATCTAGCCTATGAACAATTAGTTCCCAGTTTGCTTGTTCCATCATAACTCTATTCACTCAAATCATTAGCTAAATTTATTAATTTTATAGCACTTTCCGAAAATGTTTCTTTGTTAAATTCCAAATTTAATAATTTATCTTTAACAGTTAACAATTTTTCTTTAGTTTCTATATCTGCATTTTTAAGATTTTCGTCAATTAATTTAATACACGTATTTTTAATATTCTTAAAAAAAATTGTTTGATTTTCACTATCCGATTCAATAATAACCTTAATTAAAGATTTTTCATTTTCAGTTAGGTCAGAATATTTTTCATTAAATCTTCTAATAGCTATATCACATAAGACTTTAGTAGGTACTATGTTTTCAGAAATCGGTTCTTTTGATTTTGGTATAATAATATATTCTGCAATTTGTTTTTTACGATTAAATGTAGCATTAATGTTGGTATTTTTATGTGTAACTAAATATGAAATATTTTCATGAAGTTTTTCTAATTTTTCATCATATTTTTCATCTAACATTTTTTTAAATTCACCTAATAGCTTAACTAATTTTTTATTAGCTTCAATAATTTGTTTCGGAGAAAAACTTTTTAGTAAGGAAATGTTTTCATTTACATAATCTATCGCCATATTTAAATCTGGCTCAACTTTAGATTCTAAATTTTTATAAACTAAATATTGAGTCTTTAAAATTTTATCTTCTTTTAATGCCTTAATATAAGACTGAAAAATTTTTTTATTTTTATCAGACTTTTTTAAAATTCCTTCAATTAGAACTTCATTGAAAGCATTTTTTATTTTACCGAAATTTTGCATAACTAAATCTTTTCTAATAAATATAATATTTCTATAGAAAGTTAATCACTTCCTTTAAGTAATTCATCAATATCACCAATAATATTATTAATACCTTCATTAATTTTTATACTTTTATCATAAATCTTAGTAATTTCATCCTTTAAATGGTCTTCTTTATTTAATGAACCTGTTAATTTATCAAGAAAATTTTCTTGATATTTTTTTTGACGATATTCTAATTTTTTACTTAAAATGTGTTTTTTTTCAGTTAATATTTTTCCCGCTCTTTTAATAGTTTCTTTAGTCGGTGTTGCTTCTTCAGGTGAAACTGCTTCTTCAGAACCTAAATCTAATCCAGCTTCAGGTTCTTCATCACCAGCAGCTTCTTCACCTTCCTCACCGCCGAATTCTAGTTCTTTTTCACCAGCTCCGCCTATTTCAGAACCTAATCCGCCACCTAATCCGCCACCAAATCCACTACCCCCACTTTTTTTACTAGTACTACCAATATCACCTTCTTCAGTATCAGTATATGGGTCATAGTTAGGGTCACCATAAATTTTATCAACTTTATCAAAAATACCCGTATGCTTAATAATCTTAGCGGTTTTTTCAAGCTCAGCTGCAGCTGCTCTTTCCATTCTTTGTTCAAGTAAATCTTGTTTAATTTCTTCATCAGACCATCCAAGAATATCACGTTTAGCTCTTGTCATTGACATAGCAGCAAAACCATTACCAGAATCTTTTACAGCTTCATTATATAATGCAATTTTAGATTGCAAATATTCAATTTTAAGCATTTCAGCTTGAGTAGATGGATTATTTAATGTAATGATAAAATTATCTAATTCATCTGTAAATCCTAGAATATATAAATGAATAATAGCAATTTTATTTAATTCCATAATTAATGCCTGTTGAATACGATTAATGGTTCTGGAAAATCTAATATCCTGTAAAGCTAAATTTTTACCTTCTCCATAAGCATCTTCATAATTTAAAAATGCTTTAGGAACACGTAAAGCAGTAAATAATTTCCTTTGCAAATATTGAATATCAGCAATCTCAGAAAGATTACTTGCACCTGGTAAGGTATCAATTGGGGTTGCAGCGTTTTCATCACGAACTGGAATAAATAAGTCTTGGTCTTGTGCTAATTGATTATAACGTAAATCTATCTGTCCTGTTTGTGGGTCTATAACTGGTTTACGTTTAAAACGATTAGCAATCTCATTTAAATAAGGTTCAACATCCTTATCATCAATATTACCAACAAAAACTTTATAAATTCTACGCTCAGGTGCTCTAGTTACGCGATATATCAACATAGCATCTTCAGAAAGCAATAATTGTTTCCAAATTCTCCTAGCTTTCTCTAATAACGAAGTACCATACGGAAGCTTTCTATCATCACCTAATAATCTAAAATGAGCTATTTGCCATGAGTTAAATACTATATTTTTAGTTTTCCAATGAAATTTAACTCTATTATGATTACTTTGATTATCATTAGTTAAGACATCTCTACTTGCGTTCATTGAATTTAAAATATCACCTTCTCTCCTCTCTATCTCAAAATTAGGCATCTGTCTACAACCAATAATACCGTTTTTATCATCAGTATTTAAGTAAACAAAATTATCGCCATATTTACATAAATTACGAGCCCACATCGGTAAATTTGTGTGAATATCTAATCTATTAAAAAATAAATCTTCTAACACACGTTTTACACGTTTACTTTCAGAATAAATGTTAAGAATTTTACCTTTATTATTTACGGTCGTAGATTCTTCCATAAAAATATCCAATGCAGCTCCGATTTCAGGATAAAATTCCATAGATTCAAAATCCGCATACGAACCAATTCTCGTAACTTCATAATGAATTGATTGTTGAAACATTTCTCCATCAACCTTACGCCATAATTGCCCTAAATATTTTGCCTGCTGAGCTTGTAATTTAGCTGTTTCATATTCTGCTTTATCTTTGGTTTTAAGTAAAATCTCATTCCCAATATTATATTTATTACTACTATCCAGTGGTCTATTTTTATCATAACCATCAGGTCCAAATAATCTTGTTAATCCTTGAAATATTGTTAGTTTTTGAGCCATATAGTGATTTTTTTAG